ATAAAACTTCTAACTTGTGTGTTATTTTTAAACCCAACGCAATGCGTTCCAGTCTTGGGCGACTTTACCCAAAAGGATAAAGTAAATGGTGTTCCAATTAAATCCCGAACGTTGTATCCTTCTATTTTTTGAATGACGACTGCGTAATCTGTAGAACTAATAGAAGTGTCAACAGTGGTAACATCTACTTTGTAAGAATTTTGAAAAGTAGCATTAGGAACATCACTGTCTTGCGAAACCGTGCAGGCCATTGCTCCCAACTTAGCCCACAGCCAGCGATCAAGATTGTAACCATTAGCAGCAGCGGGAAAACTTGTACCCCTCTGCGAAATTCGCATGTCGCCATTAATAATTCGATTCCGCGTGCCAGCCAGTGCGCCGCCGTTAAGTGCAGACGTTTGAATATTGCTAACAGAGCCGAGGCTACCGTCAATTCTATATAGATTAACCTTATTTAACGCCATTATTGATTACCTATTAAGTCTGCTGAAGGTAGCTTACAGTAATATCTAATGCACTGGCAACATCAGAGCTGGCCCTGATTACATCTGCACTGTTTACAATAATCTTGTTACCAGAGATTATCTCCAAGGCAGAGCCTGCAGGAACAGGTGCGTTTTTAATTAGAAACACAGCATCACCAGACGCCGGAAGCAAGTAAACATTTGCATTAGCACTACTACCTGTCTTGTTAGAGATCAGTATGCTAAGAACGATTACCGTGGCGCCACTAACCGCAGTAACTACATTTGCTGTAGCACTGCTTGTAACATCAGCGGTAACCAAACTAGCTTTTGTAGTTTTTGTAAAAGTATTAGCCATATCAACTTAAAGCAACAATAAGGGCGATGTTGTCAGCCGAGTCAAATGCTCCGGACACAGTTAAATTCCCAGCAATGATGGCGTTTCCTGGGATGGTGACGACACCTGTTCCATCTATTGTAATGCTAGCAACGCCATTGTTGACTAAAGCGATCTGACCAGCAGCGGGGCTGTAAATGCCTGTATTTAAACTGTTGGCAAATTTTAACGCACAGCTTGATAAGGAGCCGGGCGAAAGAGCACTGTTGACACCATCCTGGCGGAGCAACGGAAACCCACCAGCGGTCGCTCCATCATGAACAACGCAAGTATCCTTAGTAGTATCAACCGTTACCTCACCAAGGGCCCCGGTAAAGGTACTTGTCTCAATTGTCGTCCCTCTACGGAACTGTACTTGTGTTGCCATGAATTTATTTTAGTTGATTCAATCCTTTAGAATAGGATTGAAAGTACAATTTTAACGGTGGGACCAGAAATTTTTATTGCGGCTGCCTCGGGAGCAGCTGGTGCTTTTGCAGGCATTTCAAGGGCCCACGGTAACTTTCAAGAACGGATCAACCGTAGATTTGAAAAAACCGAAAAAGATCTAGACAACTTAAAAAACACGGTGTTGCATGACTATGTTTTAAAAGAAGATTTTCTGCGGGAAATGCAGGCTGTGCATAGCAAGCTTGATCGTATTCTTGATTATCTAATTAAAACAACGAACGGTTAGGCTGCCGCAAGCCACGTTGCAGTGGCAGAACGATAAACATAAAGTTTGGAAAGCGCGAGGTCATAATGAAGCTGGCCATTCTCAGGGTTACTGGGCTTACCGGAACTGATCGATGCCACTGCCTTCGGAGTTTGCCAAGCAGTTCCATCGTAAATTTTCAAAATTTGCGTGCTGGCCGTGTCTAGCCAGGACTCACCTTTAGACAGGAATGAGTGGCCCGCTGGAGTTAAGTTAGGCGCAGTCGTTCCGATAAACGTGGGACCAATCTTTATGAGCGTAGCTTTGACGCTGTCGGCCATGTATAGCCCAGGATCGCCTGCATTGGCGTTCAGCGCCAGTTCACCTACGCCGAGGCGTGCGGGCAGTGGGCGGTCATAGAGAAGCGTTGAGCGGCGGCTTAAAACTTGAACTGTCATGCTTACTTAACGTACGTTCCTCCATCAATTGTAAGCTCTTGATTGACATACGGATTGTAAACACCACAATCTAAAATTGTGACTGTGGCTGGATCCTCTGTAACCACACCTGGGGTGGTGGTTCCCACCAAGGCGACTGAATAGGGAACACCGTTTAAATAATCAGCATTGTTAATTAGACCGTATTGATATTCTGGGGTGTAGTTGTAAAGCGGTTGGTCAAGCATGCCGAATTTTTCACCTGAAAGCACAGAAACGTCTACGTTAAATAGCTTACTGATTACAAAAATCATCTGCTGTGTACCGTTTTGAAGTTTTCCTGAACGATCAAGTTCGCCACTAACTCTTCTAATATTGTCAGTTAGCAGCATCGAAATAAGTTCAGGTAAATAGTTAGCAGTTTCTTGTGGCAAGTCCCCGGCGCCAGTGGTGGTTGTGGTGCCGACCCACTTTGTACTGAGCTTTTTCATATACAAAGTTTCCGCAGCTTCACGCAATTTTTTACTTTCGTTGTCAAAATTCTTATAAAAAGCATCCAAGCCATCGCCAGCAGGCTTATCGCTGGGCTCTAATAACCAAGCATCAACAAACTGGTGGCGACGAATGTTTGTTAAAGAGCAGTAACCATTTGTTACGTTAACAAATGGGTAAACAATTCTAAATGTATTGGAATCAATAACTTCAGTTACTGTGTATTCTCCTGAAATAGCAGAGCCACTTGTGAAATCAAGTTGGACGAGGCTGTTTTTGGAAAGACCGTGCTGAGTTATGGTTATCGTGATATTTACACCAGATTGAGAATACCTTCCACTATTCAAAACCGGAGTGTTGCCCTCATCGTGATTAATAGAGAACAGAGCGGCGTAAATGTGTTTACACCACCTCAATTGATAATAATACAGTCCGTAATAAGACTCTTTAGCTGTATCACCGTAATCAGGAAGCTGATAAAAATTAGAAACTGAAGCAACAAATCCTAAATCATGGAAAACGCCAACATCATCTCGTTCATCAACCAAGTTGTTGTCTTTGTCCAATCTCTGGCCAGGCTTAACTGACCCAATTGGTGTAACAGGAATTCTTTCAGATGCTTTTGTTTTATACAAGTTAAAACCAACACGTCTAGTGAAGTCTTGACAACTGCATTGGTATCGCATCTCAGTGGTCAAGAACCGCCCAACATTAAACCCACGTTCGGCTGGAACAGTAACAACAGCCTTATTGTTTACAGTTTTAGCACCATAACTATCATCTCTTTGAAAAACAAGTTCAGTATTTACGTAATCAATGTCTGTTAACGTATACCCTACATAGTTCGTATAGTCATAGCCAGCTATTAAACGGCTTACAATTAACGTCCCGCCTGTTACCCCGCTGTCAATAGTTGTAAACTGCAGCTGAGTAGGTGACGTTACAGTTATTGTATATTTTTGTGAAACTACATTGCCACCCAAAACACTAACAAAAATATTATTATCTGTTGATAGGCCATGTGCAGATGAGCAAGTTACCGAAACCGTTGACCCTGTGCGCGTATAAGAAGATGGAATGCCCGGATCACGTTCAATTGCCCGATCAACCAGGCGTTCCCCAAGCAGACTAGGTATTGGGGTGAAGATAGAACGTAACCGCACTCGTGTTTGAGTCCAGCGTAGATCAGAAAAGACTGTAGAAAGCTGAACTGAAACCGAACCACTTGTCGTTAAAGGGGATGCTGCAAGGCAGGTAAACGTATTTTCAGTCCTGGCGGTAATCGGTAGTATTGCTGTTACTGCTGTGCCACTGGTAAAGACCAAATAAACACTTTCACCGACTTTAAAGCCGTGTTTAGGCAAGGAAACTGTAATACTGCTACCGGACTGTACGTAAGTCGTTGCTTGAACTGTACTTAAATAACGAACAGCAAGTATAGGCAGATTGTAATCATATAAGTTAATTCCGTTTGCATCTCGAATGCCTACAACTTGTTCATTAGTTTCCTCATTGCTTGTAGGAAACGTAAATAATCTTGCCGGGACAAAAATACCAGGATACAGTTGGTATGTACAGTAAAAACGGTAGTCCCCAGTGGTAGTTCTTTGGTTTGCGCCAGTGCCTAAGAAGCTTTGCGTAATTGCATACAGCTCATAGCCGCGCCTCCACCGGGTCCACAGGGCATCCTGGTCGTAAAACCTGATCCGACTTACGTATCCTGTTTTCTCAGGTGTAAACTTGAACGGATTATCAAGGGTTTTAAATTTTTTAACGTCTTTGGCTTCAAAATTATCAAAATTTTTCGACAATCCGCTATCAAAGCTTTTTGATGTACCACCAAAGTTGTTATTTCCAAAAGCCACTGTTTACATCAATAGTAGCCAGCTTGAATGCCAACGTAGAAGCCGTTAGTAAGCGAAGTGGGGCCACTCGCTGCAGCATAAATAGCTTGTCCCCGTTGAAGCATTAAACCGCGAATTTTAGGTGACGTAGTGCTGTTTGCACTAGTAAAGTTTGCGCCGGATTGAACAACTGGGTGGTTAATTAAAGGAAGAATATTCTTTTCGGTCAGGCTAAAGTACTGGTTGTCAAAAGTGGCTGGAATACTTGCAACAAATAGTGGATAAAACTGGTTAGTATTTGTGACGGAAGCCGTCGACACTAGATAAAAACAAACATCGACAGGTAAATAAACGTTTACATTGCCTGAAGTAGTCGCTGTTGTGGCGCTTGTTCCAACAAAAGTCGAAGCTGTTATGGCGGTAACAGTAAGAGCCTCGTCTACACCAGTGCCGCTGGTGTAGTCCAGGTAGGCTTTTTGACCAACTTGTAAGTTATGATTGGCCAGGGTGACAGTTTGGGCAGTTCCGACCTGAGAATAGGTACCTGCTACTGCAGTTTGTGCGTCAATAAAAATGTTATTACGTTTTGTATATTGAAACCAAATTTCATCAACGTACGCACCGCTGATCGAAGTATCCGTCAACGCCGCGTCAACGTCAAACACCTTGGTGGCGTTTCCAACTGCGGTTGGGATTAAGTTAGTTGAAAATGCCTGGCCGGAAGAAACAGTAAGCAGGGTGCTATTGGTTGCCGGACGATCAACCATGGCGGGCATTTTGTTCGAGCTGCTGCTAGACACGCTTTTCCCTTTTAATCAGTTAACCCTATTGTAGCGTAACTTTTTTCTTTAGTTCCTTCTGCCGCGCTTTCTCGGCTAACCACAGCTCCATGTACTGGAGATCTGCAGAAGTAAACTGCTCAGGATGCTTAAGGGCGTTCTTTACCAGTTTTTTGCGTTTTGTCATTGCCTTTCCTCCGGCTACTTTCTTCCATTCTAATCCGTGCTTTATTCACAGCTTCCTTACGTTTTTCTTTGTCGCCTTCTTTTTTCCCCTCAGGAGAAGACTCTCCCTTCTCCTCGCCTTTAGCTTTGAAGTGAGCCAAAAGCTGGGGAGGCATTTTTCCTTTTTCAGCCATGAGAAAATTTAAACCTTTTGATATTCTAGGCTACGTAACCAGTTGACTTCTGGATTTGTTGTTGTTTTTCGATGTCCTCATCGGTTCGAGGCTCAACGGGTTGGCTGGCCCAACTCTTGGCCAAATTAAGGTTTCGACTTTGTTCTCCTGCGGGAACATTTTGAGAGGCACCAGTTAAGCCTTGAGCATACTGCCCGGCCATCCTGTCCCTCACCCCCTGGTTGATTGGGGCGGCATCAAGGATATCTCCAACCCTGGTACCCGGACCAAATTGTTTTCCCATTCTAATTATTGAGTAATGTTGGGGGTACGTAATTCTGCAGATCCCATCATAGGAGGAGCAACCGTTGCAGTCGACCCAGAGCCGCGAATAAACCGAATTCCTAACTCCTGTCCGGCCATGCGCCGTCGACCTGGTGTTTCTCTGCTTTGTCCAAAGTCGCCGCCAGTGGGCCCATATCTTCCCTGTGGAGGAGTGTTGCGGGCAATGCCTAGAGTGTAGTCGTCAGCTTGCAAGGTTTTAATTGCTGGGCGCTCAGCTGCGACAGGCGTATAATCATCTGGATGATTAGGCAAATTTACTTGCCGATTAAAACTACCGAGTGTTCTCATTGGCGGTAAGCCCCGTTAAGGTTGTTTTGTTGTGAGTTACGCGCCAGCTCGACAGGGGGAAGCGGATCCGAATGAGAACGCGCAACTTCTTTCATGTAAGCAGGATTGTTTAATTGAAATTGCGGTTTTTCAATCCCGTTATATGCCACAACATAAGGGCAGTGCATGGTTCGCACATCGCGCTTCATATTAAACGGATCGCTAAAACCAGCGGTTGTTATGCTGCTATCACCGTATAAGTTTCCGTAAGTAACCGGGAAGCTTGGTGCATAGCCGGGGACTTGAGCAAACCTCATGTCATTAATCCACCACTGGAATTGAAAGCAGCTTGCAACGCAGAAAGAGGGTTGATAGACGGTTTGTTAATATAACCAGTTAAAAAATCAGTTGGATTAGGCAATAAACTTGCTATATCTTCGTCTTCTTTCTTTTTACCTTGCAAGTAAAAATTGTAAATATTTCCAGCAGAAGTAGAAGCAGGTGCAACTGGCGCGGCTAGTGTTGCCTGCTGTGCAGCGGGAGCCACAGCAGAAGGTTTGCCACCCTTTGTATGAAGAAGTTTAATCTCGTAAGGAGTGCCTTGAGCATCGGTTGTTTTAATACTCCCGTAGCCTCTGTTAGGGGTAAACGTGCCGGGTCCCTCCCAGGCGAGCGGCGTGCCAGCCCCTACTCCATAATCGTGTGCTGGATGATAGGTAGAGGCCCCAGCCGTTGGCGCAACCCTAGGGCCGAACCCTGATGTAATAGGCGCAGCAGGTTTCCACGTAGAACCCTGCTGCTGCCAAAGGGGCTTGCGTTCTTTACCAACTTTTAAGCGAGTCAGTAAAGAACGTATTGTTTCTGGATTGATGTATTTGCCGTCTTTAAGAACACGTACATCAAGATGCGCACCAGTGGTGGCAAAAACGTCTTCTTCAGGACGCGCAACATATCCAGCATCAATAAGCCCTGCCATTAGTACGTCCCGTAATTACCGCCGCTATTAAAAGCCGCAGTCAGAAGTGAAAGCGGGTCAAACATGGTTTCAGGTTTGGATTGTTGCTCCATTACCTTAGGCAGGTAGGCTGTTAAGAAATCTCTAGAAGCTGCGTCGTCACCACTTAGATGAAAATTATATGTGTTGCCTCCAGGAAGTTGTTGCTGTGCAGTCTGCTGTGTAGTCTGAGTTGTGGGTGGGTTGCTGGGTAATCCTACCGCAGTTTTTTGAAGTTCGGGCAGAAACCGTTTGTATTTTCCTGACTTATATGTAGTCCAGGCGGAAAAACCAGAAGAATCTTTTACTTGTTTGGCAGCACGAAGGTTCGTTTGTGGATCAAAAAGCTGTTCGTTACTTTTTAATCCAAACTCTTTGCGTCGGGCCGGGCCAAGGGTGTCGATCATGTTGATCTGAGACAACCCATAAGAGTTGTCCCCAGTGGACCTATTTGGGTTGTGCGCGTAGGGATTGCCACTGGACTCAGCTTTGATGATGGCAGCCATTGTTTGCGCATCATTGCCACTAAAACCGGCACCTTGTGCAAGCTGTAGAATTTGAGCGTTAGTCAATGCCATGGGTCTGGGCTTAGCGGAAGCTGGTTTCAAACATAAGACGAGTGCCAACAGCAACGTCAGCTGGACCAGGTAGGGCTTGGATGAACTCAGCACCTTCCCGATTAAATCGGTACCGCGCTTGTTCAGGATTTCTGTAATTGGGAACATAGAGATGGGAGGCTAATCGATCCGTCTCGTATATATAAATTGTCGTCCAGGTTTTCAAGGTTTCTTTGAAATCCGAAGTAGAAATCGTACGCGAAACATCACCCGCAATGTTTTCAAGACGATTCTTCGGGACTGTAAAATTATTCACGCTACCCGTCATGTCGGTTTGCTTTTCAGCTTCGTCGCACCGACTCACCTGTTCGACAATTTTGCTATACCAGAACGAATCTGGAATGTTATTCACAGCTTCCTCCAATCGAGCTTGGTCGCCAGCAGGGACAGATGTGTTATTGAATCCCAGATGCCAGCGAACTTTCGACTGGAGGAAAGTGTCAAGTTGCATTACTTAACAACAGTGAATGGTTGGTGTACGTAATATGTAACGTACTTT